GGACATCGTATGTGGATGTTAAGGACATTCAGCACGACAAATTACCAATACCCCGCCATGTGAGTATGAGCCACCAAGAATCAACATGCTTGGCCAATGCGTACTACAAACAAATTAACAAACGGGAATACGGATCAATCAAGTTCATGCCGTTAATTGATTACCCAACGGATGAATTTAACATTGAAACACCATTCCATGTGATTGCACCCCAGGCGATGAACCAAGTGAATTTGAATGGGCAAATAGTTCGTAAAACGGAATTGAACATACCCGTGTTTTTGGATACCGACTTCAAACCCGTTCAACAAGATTACACCTTGTTTTACTATGGAGGTAAACAATCGGTTTCCGATGTGTGGTATTTCAACAACAACATTCAAATCGTGATGCCGTTGATGACACCTTATTCGGACTATCCAACAATATCAAATAGTTATTCAAATGCGTTCGGATTGGAATTGTCATTGCGTGGTGATGCACCCACAAAAACGATGTATGATTTGTATTGGACAGAATACCTCACCCGTATGTATTCAACGCAATCAAGGGTGGTTAAAATGACCGCCGTGTTACCCGTGGGCGAGTGGTTGAATCTTGAATTGAACGACACCATCGCCATTTCATCGAATTACTACAAAATCCAATCCATCCAATACGATATGTTGACGGAGATTGCCAACCTGGAATTGGTAACATACCCAGATGTGGAAATCATGAGGTTTACAACCACGGGGCAACGGCCCGATTTTACAAACCCATTGCCAACACCAAGTGGAGAAACATATTTGAAGGATTATTCGGTTGCGAAAGGCATCATGAATGCGTACAAGTTCAACGGCCAAGATTATTTGGACACCAACCAAGATGATGACTACAATCAAAATAGCGTGTCGACATTGGTTCATCAAGTTGAGAACTTGCAATCCATCGTGCAGTTTAACCAAATCACGATGTACAACAACAACCCCGCAACCCGCACAACCGATTCCACAATTTGGGATACCATTCCCATGGAACAAAAAGAATCAATCGGGTATGTGCAAAACATCACGGCCACATTAAACCCGTCAAAATATGTATGCACCGATGGTGGCCAATACAAGTTTACGGGCATGGCTTCGTTTGGACAAAGTGGAAACAAGTCGTTGGAATTTGCAATCCAAATCAACGGCATAAATACCACGGGTTATGCAGCCACCGATTCCAACTTCCATAGTGTTCAAATTGATACCATTTTGGATTTGGCCCCCACGGATGAAGTAACATTTGTTTGGAAAATGTACACGGGTGGTTCGCACACCATCACCATTTTGAAATCCAACTTTTTAATTCTCAAAAAATGATATCGTTGATAATAAAATTAGCACAATCCCAAGAATGGTATGGGGTATCCGATGCGGTGGAAATCGCCAAGGGCAAAAACCAATATGCACAAACTTGGAAGCAAGTATTCACACAATATAAAAGAACATACAAATCATGGCGGATGAAATAAATTTTAAGATAAACGCGGACACCAAAAAGGCCGAAAAGAACATTGATGGCCTGGAAAAAAGTTTAGGTGGTTTGGGTGGACTTTTTGCCCGTGCGGGTAAAGGTGCAAAATCATTTGGACAAACATTGTCCGCAATGGGGAATGCCGTTAAAACGGGATTGGGGTTTGGTATCTTGTTGGGGGTATTGGATACCTTCAAATCGGTATTGAGTGAAAACCAAGCGGTGGTGGATTTGCTCAACCAAGCCATGGTAGTAATGCAAGGCGTGGTGAATGGTGTTGTTGAGGTGTTGAAACCCTTGTTTGGATGGTTTGCCAAGGCATTTAAAGAACCAAAGGTATGGTGGGATGATTTGGTAGCATCGTTTGAACGCGGTGCAAAGTTCATCAAGGAAAACATGATTGATGGGGTGTTCAACAAGTTCACACAATGGGCGAACACGGCCAAACTTGCCATCCTTGAATTGCGTAAAAATTGGAATGAGTTTACGGGAGATACCGAAGAAGCCAAAAAGATTGGGGATGAAATTGACAAACTGCAAAAACAAAATGTCAAGTTAGCCCAGGAAAATGCCAAGAAGATGGAAAACATCAAAGGTGTTGTAAATGATGTTGTGGAGTTTACCAAACAATCGTTCAATACAATTGCCAAGGCAACCAAAAAGGCATTTGATAACAAAGATGTATTGGCCGCAGCCGAAGCCAACATTCAAAGGTTGCAAACCCTTTATCAAGGTATTGTTGAAAAGTACGATTTGATGGCCGAAAAGCAACGCCAAATTCGTGATGATGAAAACACAACCATTGAGGATAGGGTAAAAGCAAACCAAGAATTACAAAGGGTATTGGCCGAGGGTGAGCAAAAGGAAAAAGAAAACATCCAAGCCCGAATGGGCATTATCCAAATGCAACAAAATTTGTTGGGGTATAACAAAGACCGAGCAAATGAATTGTTGGCATTGCAACAAGAAGTAACGGGGGTAACGGCAAAGTATGCGGGGTTGATGTCCGAAACACTTACCAACGAAGTATCATTGGGCAAGGAGGCATTGGATATTCAAAAGGCAATCAACGAATCAAAGTTATCCCAAATTGAAATCACCAACGAAGCGTTGTTGGCTGAAAAGGAAGCGGCGATTGAACGGGCGGATTTGTTGACCAATGAGTTCGATAAATTCAAGGCGGTGAAGGAAGCGGAACAAGCATTGAGGGATGAAGAAATCCGACAATTGAACGAATTGAACGAAAAACGCCAAGCCGATTTTGATACCCAGTTATCACAATTGACCAAAGGCACCGCAGCGTATCAAGATGTGTTAAACCAAAAGGCCGAAGCACAAGCGCAGTTTGACGCGGACATGAAAGTTAAAACAACCGAACAAGCGACATTTGAAGCGAAGTCGGCAAAGGAATTGACCGCATTAAAAATCAGTCAACAAGAAGCATTGGCAAGTGCAGTTACGGGGGCATTGACATCCATTGCAAGTGCAGTTGGTGAGGAAACCGCAGCGGGTAAGTCATTGGCAATCGCATCGGCAATCATTGATACCTACATGGGTGCAACCAAGGCATTGGCATTGGGGGCGGGAACACCCGTTGGTTATATTAACGCGGCGGGGATTATCGCAGCGGGTTTTGCCAATGTTCGGAAGATGGCATCAACACCCATTCCAGGTAGTTCGGATTCAGCACCACAACCAAGCATGGGGCCAAGTGTTTCAATCGTGGGTGGTTCGGCCGATCCATCGGCACAACTTGCAAAGAGTTTGGCAAGTCAACAACAAAAACCAATCAAGGCGTACACAGTTGCAACCGACATGAGTACGCAACAAGCCCTTGACCGCCGTATCCAACAAAATGCAACATTCCCAGGGTAACAAGTTTTATTAGTAATATGAAAACATCGTTTGAAAAATTCATGGCATCAAGTGCCGTTCAAGAAGTTTCCAATGTGGAATTGAGTGAAGTGAAAGTTGAATTGGCAATGGATGTCAATGCAATTATCAAAGCCGCAGACCAATTTATTTTTGAGGATATGAAAGTGCAATCAAAGGCAATTTCTGCATTGAACGATGCACAAAAAGCGTTGAAAAGCGCAAACCAAGACCCAAAACCATTGTTGGCGGAGTTTGAAAATGCGTTGAAGCAAATGGCAACATTGGGTGTTGAACCACCAAGGGCGTTTGCGAATAGTTACGCATCATTCAAAAAAGATACAAACAAGGAAGCCAAAATCAAATCACAAGTATTGGCAAAGTTGTTTGAAATCGACAAAATTTTCGGTGGTAGCGGAATATGAGAATTGTCGAACTCATATTGGATGAACAACAAATGGCAAGTGGCATTGATGCAATAAGCATCGTGGAAGCCCCCGCCATTGAATCCAATTTTGTGGCATTGAAATCCCATGAAGTAAAGTTTGCCAAGATTGACACCGAAAAGCGAATTTTGATGGGGCCGATATTGATTCCCGATAAACCCATTTACCGAAAACAAATGGTAGATGGTGAAATGGATGAATTTTACATTTACTTTTCCAAACAGACAGTTGCCAAGGCATCACAAATGTTTTTAATGAAGGGCAATCAAAACAACGCAACCATTGAACACCAATTGGCAGTTAAGGGCGTTTGCATGGTTGAATCTTGGTTGAAAGAGGACATGGAAAAGGACAAATCTGCAATCTATGGTATGAACGATCCAATCGGAACTTGGATGGGGTGTTTGAAAGTTACCAACGATGAAGTGTGGAACGATGCCAAGGATGGCAAATTCAAAGGGTTCAGCATTGAAGGTTATTTTGCCGACAAAATGAAAATGAGCAAAACCCCAAGCGTATTGGAAGAAGTAAAGGAATTGCTCAATGAGTACAAAAAATCTAACACTAACAAATAATAAAGTTTTATGAGTATGAACGCAGAAACAATTTTGGATCGCATTATGGTAAAACTCGGCATGGCCGAAGAACCAAAGGCGGTTGAATTGGCACAAGTAAAAACCGAAGATGGCCAAGCCATTTTTGAAGCCGATACCTTCGCAGTTGGTGAAGCGGTTTTTATTGTAACCGAGGATGGAAAAATCGCCGCACCCGCTGGTGAATTCGCATTGGAAGATGGTAACATCATCGAAGTTGATGAAAACGGAACAATCGTTGAAATCGCTAAGAAAGAAGCCGAGGTAACCGAGGAAGAAATCACCGAAGAAGTGGTTGCCGAGGATATGCCAATGAAGGAAGAAATCAAGGAAGAAATGATGAAGCCAAAACGCACAGTAAAAAGCAAAACCGAAATGGAAGAATCTTATTTCAGTAAGCAAATCAGCGAATTGGAAGCCAAATTTGAAGCCCGTTTGAGTGCATTGGAAGCCGAAAAGGTTGCATTGTCTGCACAGAACGAGGAACTATTGGAAAAATTGGCCACCGAACCCGCCCCACACACACCATTCAATCCCGAAGCCAACACCAAAGAATCTAATTTGATTTTCAAATTGGGTGCAAAGCGTGAAGAAACTTTGAAGGATCGTGTATTTAATCAACTATTCAACTAACCACAAAAAATGAAAAATAATCTTATCAAAACCCATTTGAGTGGCCCAACAGTATCGCCAAACACCTACGCGGGTTTATTTGGTAACAAATACATTGCGGCTGCTCTGTTGTCAGGCGAAACCTTGGCAAAAGAACTTATCACATTGCACCCCAATGTGGCTTTCAAAGAAGTTATCCGTAACTATCAAGATTCAATCAGCATCGCCGATGCAACTTGTGATTTCACAGATTCAAGTTCAGTAACATTGGGCGAATATGTGTTGACCACCATCGAAAAGCAAGTGAACTTGCAGTTGTGTAAAAACCAATTGCGTACAACTTGGGAATCAGCACAAGCGGGTTTCAGCGCATTTGAGAAACTTCCCGCAACTTTTGAAGAATTCATGTTGGCTCAAACCGCTGCCGAGGTAGCACAAGCAAACGAATTGGGTATTTGGAAATCAAACCTTTGGTATGATTCCGCCATCGTTGCTGGTCAAGATGGTATGGTAGGTTATTTGATTGATAACTCTGCAATTGTACGCCCATTCTCTGGTGCAACAAGTGGATCGAATGTTGTTGCTCGTTTGCAAGAAGCATTGGATTACTCACCCGCTGCATTGTACGGCAAAGAAGGTTACCAATACTATGTTGGCCCCGCCACAATGAAAGCATACCAAGCCGCGTTGTCCGCTGGTAACTACAACTTCCAATTCTATGTTGGTGAAAAGCCAATGAACTTCCAAGGTATCCCCGTTACCATGTGTCCTGGTCTTAACGACTACGATTGTGTATTGGGTATGAAGAGCGATTTGCACTTTGGAACTGGTTTGTTGAGCGACTACAACGAAGTGAAGGTTATCGACATGAGCGATATCGATGGTTCACAGAATGTTCGTGTAATCATGCGTTTCACAGGTGGTATCATTGCTACCAACCCAACTCAACAAGTTGTAATTAATGTAACCTAATTTGAGGTAAAACATAAAATAACGGGGTGGGCCTAACACCCACCCCTTTTTTTTAACCAAATAATATATAAAAAAATGCCAAGTTGTGGAACATTATTAGGAAGATACGAACCATGTAAACAATTCGTTGGTGGTTTGAAAGGTGCGTTTTTCGTACCATTTGAATTTGCAAACGCCATTACAACCGATGGTTCTGGTTTGGTTACCCAAATCAACAATGGTGCAACCCCACCCGTAAAATCAACGGGTTACTTTTGGGAGTTGAAAGGTTTGTCTACATTGGAAACCGCCGTGATTGCTTCGCGTGATAACGGAACATCAGCGTATGAAACAACCTTTACTTTGTCATTCAAACCAAGCGGGAAAACCCCCGTAACGGGTGATTCGGACATGGATCAATTGAAAGTTTTAACCCAGGGAAGATGGCAAATCATCGTTTGGGATAGAAACGACCAATTTTGGTTGATTGGTGCAACCCTTGGTTGTGATGCCAATGGTGGTTCAAGTGCATGGGGCGTACAAATGGGCGATGCTCGTTTGAATACTTTGACTTTTATGTCAAGCGAACCAAACCCCCCAATGGCAGTTGATGCCGATACTTATGCTGAATTGGGTAGCGTTATTACCATTCAAACCGCGGCTTAATTTAGATTGGATTTATAGTTATGGAAGCCCTCACCGAT